GTCCTGTTATTTTAGAACGAGACGGTCTTTCTCCTTTGGTAACGAAGGACGGGGTAACAGTTGCTAAGACATTAGGATTAGCGAACGCGGAAGCTAACATCATCATTGAATCTGCTAAGGAAATCTGTCTTAGGACAGCAAAGCAAGCTGGCGACGGTACTACAACGGCGATTATTCTTGCTAGTTCTCTTACTAAACACGGTCTTGATTTTCTTGAGAAGAATCCAAAATACAATCCTCAGCGCATGGTGAATGAACTTAATAATTGCTACTCAAACGTAGTTGTTTCGTTTTTGAAGCAACATGCAAGATCGGTGAAGGAGCGTCATGAGCTTATTAATGTGGCTACTATTTCTGCAAACGGAGACACCGTTATTGCTACCGCAGCTGTCGATGCGGTTATCGCTGCTGGCGAAGATGGTCAGGTTCTCATTGAAGAGGCAGACGACACAGGCATAAGGGTAGAGACGATCGACGGGTGCATCGTAACGACTGGGCTTAAAGATATAGGTTCCATCGGTCTGGCATTCATCAATGATCGCTCTGGTCAGCAAGCTAAGATGGACAACGGTCTTGTGTTTCTATATGATGGAACGATGAACGATCTGAAGGTTCCAGCTGCCATACAGCAGGCAGTCGAGGGCACGGAGCTTTACGGAAAGCCTATCATCGTGTTTGCTCATGGCTTTTCGGATGTCGTTCTGGATAGATTTGCCAAAACTACTAAGGGTGGTTATATGGTAATTCCAGTTAAGACGCCGCTTGGTGGAGTTGCCAATTCCCGCTCAATGTTCCTATATGATATGGCTGCATATACGGGAGCAACTGTTATTGATCCAGGTACTATTGACCAGTTCATTAAGGATGAAACTGACGAAGGATTTGGTGAGTTCGAGACTGCTAAGGTAAACATGTTCGAGACGTTTGTAACTAGTAATGTGGATCACGAGAAGATTGAAGCTCGCATCGCGGAGTTAAAATCCATAATGCAGATTGCGCCTAGTGATCGTGAGAAGATGTTTGCTAGAGCCGCCATTAGTAAACTTACCGGTGGCGTTTCAACTATTTGGGTTGGCGGTGGATCAGAACTTGAGTCTCGTGAGAAAAAGGCTCGAGTTGAGGATGCTGTTGAGGCTGTTCGTTCCGCTATTGCTGAGGGTGTAATTCCTGGGGGGTGTGGCGTACATCTAGTCTTGTCGGACATTATCGCTCGCCATCCAGACTATGTACCGTCATGGGACATAATGATTAAGGCACTTAGGTCTCCGTTTGAGATGCTTTTATCAAACTGTGGAGAGGACTTTGCAGACATATGGAATGCCTTAGAACCTTTCATAGTTAATCAGCAGGAACCACCAAAGAAGATCTTTGACGCGGACGCACATCGTATAGTAGATCCAGAAGAGGCAGGCATCATCGAACCTGCTAAGGTGTGTAGGGTAAGTTTGGGCAACGCTCTATCAGTCGCTTCACTCCTTATAACCTTAGGAGGCATAGTTGTCGTACCTCGTGACTTTGGCCTTGAGAGTCAACTTGCGCTCAGTAAGCAGGCATTCAAGGACATGATGAGTCCAGAGAGTGGATTGGTTGGTCAGGAGTAAGGATGAACCGCAAGAGAGAGATCGCTAACGATCTGTGGGACATAATGCGGAAGGTGTACAACATCAACGAGTTGTCTCCTCAGTCAGATAAGCAAGAAGAGTTGCTTACTACCATTGTTGAGTATATAGATACTAATTTATCGACACGTAGGAAGCGTCAAGATAACAAGGAGAAAGAATGTTTGAAAGAGTAATTGATTTTGTAAAAGCAAGTAGAACAGCGCAATTCGCTCTAGTATTTATTGCTGGTGGTATCGTTGCAAGTGTTCTCTATCCAACTAAGCGCATAGAAGAAAAGCTTAAGCAAACATTTGAGCAACAAATAACTGTAATTAAGGAACAACACTCTAAAGAGTTAACACAGGAACGTGAGACATCTGCTAAGATTACTAAAACGTATCGTACTTACCGCAAAACGTCTGAGGCAAAGATATCATCGTTGACTACTCAAGTAAGTTCGTTAAAACTTCATCAAAAGAAAACTTTTTATAAGATTGTGCGTCCCGATGGCACAATCATTGAGCGTGAGTCGACTACTACTGATTCCGAAGAAGAGCAACAACTTAGTCAACAGGTACAGCAAGAATACAAGCAGAAGTTTGAGGAGCAGGTTGCCAAACTTGAGCAGGTACAGATCGAAAAGGTCACCTCGATGCAGAAGCAATGGGATTCTAAGGAACAGGATTATCAGAAGCAGATATCTACTCTAGAGCAAAGTAAGGTAATAGATATTAATCCTAAGAACTTCACCTTAGATGTTGGTATGCTTACCAATCTGGATTACTATGGACATGTTACATATAGTATCTGGGGACCTTTTTTGTTTGGACTACAGGGACAATTTGGGGCATCTCCAGCTGCAGGAGCAGGCCTCGGCTTGAAGTTCTAATGCCTAAGTTTCGCTTCTTATGTGAAGTATGTAAGGCAGAAGTAGAGCGCTTCGCATCCCCAAAGGTAGAAGAAACTGATTGTGAATGCGGCGCTAAGATGAAGCGCCAGTTTCCAGGTAGTGGTTCTCAAACCGTCCGCGAACTCATTGATCCTTTTACTAATGTTAGAACTGTCCCAGATGAGAAGCAGCAGAATCTAGCTCGCAAGACTGAGCACTTTTGGGATGTTGAGGTTCCCAGACTCATTCAAACGTACTCGCTGGAGACGTGTCTCCAGGAACAATGGTTAGTTTATAATGATAAGGGTGAATTAGTAATTAATAAACCACCGAGCAAGAGATGAAGATAAAATCAGTTAAGATCAACAACATTCTTAGTATAGAAGACGCGTTCATTGAGTTTGACGACAATGGACTTATGTTAGTTCAGGGGTGGAATCATGATGTCGGTAGAGCTAATGGAGCAGGAAAAACAGCGATATTTAACGCAATTACATTCGCTCTCTTTGATAAGCTTCCTAGAAAAATTACTGCAACGGAAATTCTACGCAGGGGATCTAAAGCAGGATATGTGGAGTTGTGCCTCGAAGTTGGTACAGATCAATACGTGGTTCGAAGATCCCGTCCTAAGGGCGTCACTTTCCAGAAAGCAGTGGAACCTCTTACAATAACTCAAGAGGGCTGGGAACGGATTTTAGGTCTTAACTATGATCAGTTTGTTATTTCTATGTATGCCGCACAAGGTGCGGCTACCAGATTCTTGTCAATCAACGACTCAGAGAAGAAGCAGTTCTTATTACAACTCTTGAATCTTGAGGAATTTTCCTCTTGCAAGATTATAGCTGATAGGAAGGTGAAACTGTTAGAGGATGAGTTCACCGCTTCTCAATCAAGGATAGACACCATCGATTCTAAAGTGGATGCGTACGGTGAATCGTTGGTTGACGAGAACAACATTAACCACTTTATCTCCTTAGGAAACCAGGCGATAGTAGATCTTACTGCTAAGATTGTCGAAGCTAAGCGAGTAGTAAAACCAGATCTAAGTAAGTTTCAAAAGTTAGAAGACGACATCGCTGCAAAGAAAACTGAGTTCACAAAAATTAAGACAAGAAGAGAGATGCTACATGAGCAATACAAAAAGGTTAAAGCTAAGCAACATACATTCTCTGGATCGGACAGATGCGCTGCCTGTGGAACTTCGCTTGATATATCTGCTGCTAAAGCTGCTCACGAAAGAGAACTGGCAGAACGATGTACTGAGATGGCTCAAATCAAACAGCAAATCGACTCCTGCGATGATGCCCTTACCAATGAGAAGTCAATTGCAGATCTATCTATACGAGTCAGAGAGAAGAAGGCTGAGGAGTCGAGGGATTTCGACACTGCTTTGTCGACAATCTCCGAGTTACAGACCAAGATAACTTTAAAGCATAGAGAGCTTAAAGAACTCAATCTAAAACTTCAAAATAACTCTGAATTGCAGAGTAAGATCAAAGATCTACTCACTATGCGTGACAAAATCGTTGACAATAGGGCCAGCATATTACGCAATATTGAGCTTTATAAAACGGTTTCGGCCATGTATTCGCCCACTGGTGCCCAGGCTTATATCCTTGATTCTGTTATAGAATCCTTCAACGAGCGTGTTGCGGATTATGTAAAACTTTTGTGGTCAAATATGACGTACGAATTGAAGTCTTACAAGGAAACCGTTAAGGGCGATGTCACAGCAAAGTTCTCCGAGCATCTCATCATGGATGGTAAGTCGATATCTATGGGTAGTCTTTCCGGCGGAGAATTTAGAGCTCTATCTCTGTGCGTAGATTTCGCCCTCATAGAGGTGATGGAACGCCAGTTTGGTCTCTCGCTGTCCCCGATCATCCTAGATGAACCGTTTGACGGATTGGATGGCTCGGGTCGAGAATTGATAATTGAGCTCCTAGAGGAGATGGCTGTCAATCGTCAAGTAGTAATAATTGATCATGCGAGCGAAGTGGCTGCGTCTTTTAGCAATGTATTGATGGTAGAAAAAAGAGATGGTATTTCTACTATTTGTAAGTCCACTTAAATCCCTTATAGTGCTGGATTTTCCCGCGACAACACATGTTGATACCGCCCTTTGAAAAGCGGGTATCAGCCCCCATATGACTCAGTTCTATTGTTTCACCAGTAGTTAAACTAGTTCCTATAACGGCCTTACGCTTACTTGTGTTTAATTTTATTAATCTATTTTGTGTTTTAATACTATTCTTTTGCGCAACCGCCATGTTCCTAATGGCTTGCCTAGACATCTTTTTACCTTTGTTATGGGGAGTTCCATATTCTCTATTTTGCGCTATCTTTTTGCGAGTTTCTAAACTATGATGCTTACCTAGAGTATTTCCAGCGGTTGAACATAGGTTGTATCCAATTGAAGCATCATAGCTTTTATATAAATCCAAGTAATGTTGTTCGCGTTCCAGACATTTTGTTGGTAAACATTCTTCCAGCGTTTCATAGGTAAAAGCTTCAGATCCATGTTTATTATAGGCTTTTTGTAGATAGTTGTTGGCGTGCCTGTTGTGCTTTAGAGCACTTTTGTGGTGGCGCAGACGTTCTTTAATTCCGCCTTTGCTGGCCGAACTTCCAATGTAAATCTTATTAGTGACTGTGTTTTTAATTATATACACACCGTTTGCCATAGTGTAATTTTACCACGCATCTGATGTTAAATTCAACTAAGTTTTATGGTATGATTGATAGATGCAGGACCTAATCTCTAAGATAGAAGAGCTAAGAAAAAACTTAGCTGCCATGAAACCCAAAGAGAACTCCTTGGTTCCTGCCCTTCAGATGCCCACAGTTAAGCCACTCTCGATATCTGCCCCTAGTGCCACCAAGCAACCTAAATTACCTGGTGTTGCCCCACCGTCAAATAAGGATCCCAGAAAGATGGCCGAACAACTTAAGAATCCTAGACCTAAGAAACCTAAGATAGAGATGCTTAAGTTTGAAAAAAACGGACAGTGGTCACTTGATAAATCAAACGAATCTGACGCAGTATAACCCTATACGTGAAGAAGAAACCTCCATACAACCAAAATGCTGCAATTCGCGGCGCACTCAGACGCCAGTTTTCAAGGTCCCCTATTGTTCGCGAAGTCTTAATGAAGGTACGTCGTGAAGTACCTAGATTCTGCAAAGATGGAAGTAGAGCTAAGAAAGATGCTGTCCAGTATCTCTGTAGCGTGTGTGGCCAATGGACTAAGTCCACAGCAGTCGCGGTCGACCACATCACTCCTGTTATTGATGTTCAAGTTGGGTTTGTGGACTGGAATCAGTTTATCGCTCGTCTCTTCTGCGGATCCGAAAACCTCCAAGTCATATGCGATACGTGTCACGACACCAAAACGCAATCGGAACGAATAGCTAGACTAACTATTCAATACACTGAAGAACTTGATGGTTTAGAGTGTGCTATAAACGTAGCAGATAATCATAGAAATCTGTTTGGTGCTGGCAACGGTTTTAAGTCTATGATTAAGGACTTAAATAAATATATTGCCAAGAAGAAAACTAAGGGTCTTGAGGAAATAGTAGAAAGAGCCAAGAGATTGAAAGAACGTGTTGTGGCGTATAAGAAAACGTACGACAAAGCCAAATAAGGAGTTTAGATGTCGAATCTTGAATCTGTTAAGAAGGTACTTAGTAAGTCATTTGTTGATAACCATGAGAACGTCACTGAGGACGTGGCTGCTGACCTAATTGTTAGGGCTGAGCAGAAGGTGAAGGGCATTAAGGAAGAGAGAGCTGCCGATGAGAAACTAGCTCAGGCTAAGCAGATCGTTAAGGATCTTAACTCTGCTTATACCAGTGCTATTAAGTATGAACAGGCTAAGATAGACTTCCTTCTGGAGAAGATCGAGGAGATCCAATCTGGCGACGTTAACCCTGATTCAGGCGCAAACGCCTGATACAATAAGGGTTACTTATCTAAGGAGTTTTTATGAGTTTAAGAGATTCGTATTTTAATGGTGCAACTGGCCTCCAACAGCAGATGGACGGTGCTTTTGATGCCGGTGTAGCCTTTGTTGGTAGTAACCTTACGGCTCTTCAAACCGCTCTTGAAAGCGCCGCGGCTCAAGGTAAACTTGAGTTTAAGGTCCTAATCCAAGGCACTGGAACAGGTAACGCAGTTTATTTAAGGGGCAACAACGGTTATAACTTATATCTTAAGAGTTTTTTCGCAGGCATCATAAATGCGATGGCTGCTCAAGAGATATATGACTACCAAGTAAGATTGCAACTTGATATTAGTACCTCTGCAAGTACCAATGTCGTTTTTCTCTTTAATTTTGGTACGAATACTAGTACGGCACCCGTGAGCCTTGATCCTATCTCTGTATAAGTTATGAGCGACGAGACTAAAGAGCCTAGTATTACGCAGCAAGCTCAGAATCTTGTTGACGATACTGCTAAAGTAATACAAATGGCTATTGACTCAGGTCAAGTGCTTGTATCAGAAGAAGTTAAGGCCACTCGTTTTGCCATATGCCAACAGTGTGATAAGTTCAACAAGGATAAAAACACCTGTCTACTGTGTGGCTGTCGCATGAAGATTAAGACTGTTCTTGCCGCCTCATCCTGTCCTATGAAAAAGTGGTAACCCGCACGCGTTATATTTTTGTATAATGTGTGCATGCCAAAATTTCGTGAACCAGCGCAACTTCATAATCATTCAAAGTATTCTTTGCTAGATGCTGTTCCTTCGCCGGAAGAGTGGGTTGGTTGGTGTCTTGAGTCTGGAACACCTGCGCTAGCAGTTACAGATCATGGAACTGCTATTTCCATGTTTGACGCTCTCAAGACTAAAGATTTCGTAAAAGCATACAATAAAGAGAACAACACAAACCATTCTTTGGATGCTGTAACTTTAATTCCAGCTGTTGAGTTGTACGTTAAGTTGAATGCCGAGGACAAGAGTCATTATCATATAACAGCGTGGGCTGCCAGTACTGAGGGATATCATAACCTCATGAAGTTATCTTCTTTAGCATATGGAGATACTGTCTCTTACTTTGGATCTGTTAAGGCGCGCGTCACGTTTGATCAGATTAATCAATACAAAAAGGGTATTAAGTTTGGTACTGGCTGTATAGCTGGACCAATCGGTAAGGCATTCTGGGACAGCGATAAGAAGTTGGCAGAAGAACGATACTTAATGTACAAAGAGACGTTTGGTGACGAGATGTACGTCGAGTTTCATTGCAACGACGTAACGCATAACTTTAATAAGACAACCGGCAGTTTTGATCCTATTCCGGGTGACGAATGTTCCTGCGATGGGAATAAGCAGAAGCACTATAATTTGTTTCTTAGGGAGATGGTGGAGAAGCACGGCGGAAAGTGTATTCCTGTTACTGACGCTCACTTTATTTTGCCAGAGGATAAGGTTATCCAGGATTGTCTTCTTAAGAACGGCAACTCAAATGGTTGGTACTTCTATGAGTCCTACCACCAACTTAGAGCGGAGCAAATGTATGACAAACTCAGAGCGCATCTTGGCGAATGGCTTAGCGAAGGAAGATTTAGTGAGTGGATCGAGAACACTTTTGAAGTGGCAAATAGCGCAAAAAATATCAGCGTTTCGTTTAACTACCACCTCCCACGAATCGACATCCCAGACGTGGTCAAAACTAAGACTCCTGATTATGATAGACAAACTTATTATTACATGATGGAGCTTATCAAGGAGCACGGTCGTTGGAAAGATGACCAAGTTTACGTTGATAGATTCAAGCGAGAGCTTGACGTTATTATGAAGAATAAGAAACTTAACTTCATACCGTATTTCTTAGTGTACGAAGATATAGGTAGATTCGCAAGATCGCAGGGCATCTTGCAGAACATCGCTCGTGGTTCGGCTGGCGGTTCTCTAATAAGCTACTATCTAAAGATCATCCACGTTGATCCTATCAAGGCTAACTTGCCGTTTGAGCGTTTCCTATCTCATGCGCGCATCAATGCTGGTTCATTTCCAGATATCGATGCTGACATTGGTGATAGAGCTCGTTCGCTAGTTATGGACTATCTGCGTAAGAAGTACAAAGATGGTTTTGCTCAGATTGCTACGTTCCAGAAGATGAAGACAAAGAATGCTATCAAAGATTCTATGTTTGCTGTTTATGGCCGCAACCGTAACGATCCTGAAGTTAGAGCAATATGTGATGCCATTCCAGATTCTCCACAGGGTGTAGATGAACATGATTTTTTGTATGGATATACAGATTCAGAAGGCAATTATAATGCTGGTCAGGTTGAGATAAATAAGCAACTTGCTAACTTTTTTGCTACATATCCAGACGTAGAGAAGATGGTAAAGAAACTTATTGGAACTATTAGAGGTTGGTCTAGACACGCCTCTGCGTTTGTTATATCAACACTTGATTTGGCCGCGGATCGCGTTCCAACTATGGTAATGAAGGATAAAGAATTAGGTAACATAGTTTGTACGCAATATGACGCATCAATGGTAGAGAAATGTGGCTTGGTTAAAGCTGATATCTTAGGAATTAAGACACTAACTGCTGTATCTGACTGTGTTCAGTTGGTTAAAAACAAGATAGATTATTTAGCCGAAGAAGACGGTGTTCCGCTAATATATCGACTTCCTGAAGATAATGGCATTTATACTGATTTTTATAATAAAGATACTGACTCGTCTTTTCAGTTCAATACAGAACTCATTAAAGGAATGGTGCAGGAGTTTTGCCCTTTAAATAGAAAGCATCTAGCAGACTTTACAGCATTAGCAAGACCTGGTGCTTTGGATTTTAACGTAGGATCTTTCACTGACGAGTTAGGTAAGCAACGTGAGGATATGTCTGCTGCTAGCTTGTACATGAAGGTTAAGAGCGGCGAGGAGCCACCGCGATACATTCATCCTGATTTAAAGCTGATATTGGGCGATACATATTCTGTAGCTGTATATCAAGAACAAATTATGTCTATTCTCAAGGACATTGGTAATTTTTCTGGTGAAGAATCAGACATGATTCGTTCTGCCATTGCTAAGAAGAAAAAAGATGTTATTCAGTCTACTTTTTCTAAGTTGAGAGAGAATGCCTTTGCTAAAGGATGGACTCAAAAACAAGCAGATAGTTTGTGTGAGATGGTTGAAGCTTTTAGTCGTTATAGTTTCAATAGATCTCACTCATATGCATATGCTGAATTAGGTTACATAACTATGTATCTAAAGCACCATCATCCTTTAGAGTGGTGGGCTAGTACATTGAACGTCCATATTGACGACGAGAATAAGATGCGTCAATACATGTCTAGACTGGGTAACACTGTTCGTCCTCCATCACTGAAGTATCCTGCGAATAAGTTCGAGGTCAGAGAAATTAATGGTGAGAGGTATATCGTTACACCTCTTTCTGCTATCAAAGGCGTAGGTCCGGCGGTTGTTAGAGAACTATGTTCCAAGGGACCGTTTCCAACTATAGAGGATTTTGTCAAGAGGATCGACCATGCAAAGGTGAATTCTGGTGGTATCTCTTACCTCATAAAGGGGAGAGTCGCCGACGACATGATGGATATGTCTATTGCTGACTATGGAGAACGTAGAAAGGCTTTCATAGAGACGTACAAGGTTCTTAGGGGTAAAGAGATTAAGCTTCAACCAGATATATTTCAGTTCGATCCACTCTCCATCTTCCTGATGGAGAAGGAGCACAATCAGGCTTTCAATAAGCATTTACTATCTGATAAGTCTATTGTGGATATCATAAAAAGCAAGTGGCCAGCTCTCACCGATACCGGTAGGGCTGGAATTCCACTGTTAATGTCTGATGTGCCCGTGTTATCTACTATTAAGGTTGCCGAGGGTTTTATTAAGCAGGGTTTTGAAAAAGAAGTAGGCATGATTCTGCTTTACGAATCTTCATCTTTCACTAAAGGAATTTCTAAGAAGAGTGGTAGACCTTGGTCTAAGGTGTCCATATACTTGTCAGATGGTTATTCAACTATAGAATGCACTGACTGGAACATGAAGCACGCTCTTGGTTGGGATAAGAATAGCATTGTCTACGTTAGAGGCAAACTAAAGCAAGGTTGGAAGACTCCAGTTAATCTTCAGATAGAAGAAATCGAAAGGGTGGAATGATAACCAAAAAAGAGTTAGTGTTTAAAGGACCTAATCTTATAGATACCGAAGTAAAGGACGTTCCGTGGACGTGCGATGGCTGTCTAGTTCCGTTTGAGAAGTATGAAGATATGAGACATCACAAGCATCCTTGCGGATGCCGTGCAACCTTCTGCCCAACATGTTACGACCATGTGGCCCCAAAAACATCAGAGGGTAATATAACGACAGGAGAAAGTAATGGCAAAATTTGTAGTAGTTAAAGAAGTCCCAAAAACCTTAGATAAAGGTGAGTTCGTTATTACGCAACCAGATTTCCTTGAGCAGATAAGAGCTAACGCTATGAAGGCGCCAAGATTGAAGCAAACTGGAATAAACCATCTTAGAGAAGTCCTAAACGCTATTGGGGTTAAGTACGACCCCGATATGAACGTTTTTAAGATCAGACTCGTTACCTACGAGGGTCTTCCGTATAAAGATGAGACTGAGTTTGCCGCTATTGTAGTAAGGATATTGAGGAATGAATATCCTGCTGTTTTTGATAAGGTTTTGGAGCATCAACTTCAAAACCGACCTATGAATACTAAGTTGATCTACTATGTGGGCGACTTTAATGCGACTGGTCCCTTCTACAAGGCCGGTATCGACCATCTTGAAGAAAAGGACATTGCATCCTACATGACAGGTAAGCCAAAGAAGACTGTTGGCAAACCTGCAATTACGGCAGAAGAGGCAGAAGAAACATGAAATACCTACTGTGGCTTCTATTGTTTAGTTTACCAACTTACGCAATTGATATAGAGTTCGTTAATCACACTGGCACCGACATGAGGATTGATGGGTTAAGTAATAAGTGCGTCGGTCAAATCATCACTCCTGATAAGTCTGTTAAACTTAAAAATAATGAAAAGTTTACAGTTAAAAATGTGACGCCAGTAATTCATAGTTACACAATCTGTGGGTCAGGTCTATGTTCTATGACTGCTATGGGTATTAAAAGCGCTCCCGTATACGTTTTTGAAGTCATACTCGATGATGGCGTTATCGATGCTAAAATTACTCCAGATGATTGGAGTATTGCTAATAAAGAGTGTCCATGAAACCAACACTTAACGAAGTTGAACCTTGTAGCGAATGTGACAATGATACAAACACAACTTGTGATGTTTGTGGAGACAATATTTGTGAAGTCTGTATAGACAATCACATGGAAGAATATCACGGCTCGGGTGGCGACGAGTACTGATTCGTGGTATAATATAACTACGCCAATAATGGCTTTGAATATAACCTATGGAGAAAATATGGCAAATTCTAAGATCAAATTGAATCTCGATTCCCTCAAATCCCGCAAAGAATGGAAAAGACACAAAGTGAAAGATGGTCATAACATCTATCGCATTCTTCCCCCATTCGGCGAAAGCTCAAACGGCTATCCTTATCGTAAGTGGCAGATTATCTGGGGTCTTACCGACCCAGAATCTGGGCGTGCTCGCCCCTTTGCTTCCTCAATGGTAGCAGAGAAGCGTTGTCCTGTCTCTGAGTTTGTTAACGAACTCAAGGAACGTGCCGAAGATCTCAGCGCACAGTTGAAGGCTTCTGGTGCTTCTGAAGAGCAAAGCAAGGAGCGCCTTGCGTGCCTTAATGAACTCATCGGAAATATTGTTCCAAAGACTGTCTACATCTATAACGCAGCCGATCGTGCTGGCGAAGTAGGCTTGCTCGAGTTGAAGGCTACAGCGCACAAGAGCATGAAAGAGCAGATGAATCAGTACATCCAAGACTATAACCAGGATCCCACGTCGCTGAACAGCGCTGATGATGATTCTGGCGTGTGGTTCGATGTTATTCGTTCTAATGAAACTGGTAAGTTTCGCGATACTAAGTATGAAGTGAAGAAGGTACAGACGAAGGTGAAGGGCGCTAACGGCGTCATGTCTTTCGTCGACGACCGTTCTCCTCTTCCTGACGCTGTCGTGGAGAACTTTGACAGTCAGGGATACGACTTGTCATCTATCTATCAGGCGAAGACATATGATGAACTCAAGGAAGTTCTTGAGGCAAATATGTCCAACATCATTGAGATCTGCCCAGACGCCGATCTTAGTGTTGCGCCATCTTTGACTCTTGCAACCGCTGTTCATGAGAAGCCGGCAGTAACAAAGGCTAAAGGAACAGTAACTACAAGATTGGATGATGACGATGACACGGATACGAACAGTGCCCCTAATCGTTCAACGTCGGCCAGAACTAATGGTACCGCTGCAGCGGCTACTAGCTTTGCTAGTAAAGCTACAGGTCCTACGGTAGCTGACGATGACTTCATGACGAAAGCAGACAAGCTTCTCAATTCATAAGGGGCATTATGGGTGATCTAACCGAAAAGGTAGATATCACTCGTCTGGCTTACTATGTAAACAAGATAGAGGAGCTGTCATCTGTAAACAAGATGATGGCTCCTGTCTATCTACAGGATTACATTATAGGTCAAGACGTAGCTGCTAATCTACTTGCGAAAGCAATACAAGCAGATTCTAGGGCAAAGGCAAGACTCGACTATGTTGAGTCAATAGCCTACCTTGAAAAGGCTCGTGAGTATCTTGAAGCGCATAATATCAAGGATACTAGCGAAGCTAGAAAGCAGTACGTCAACATTAATGAGGATGTAGTTGCTGCGAAAGACGTCAAGGCTAGTACTGAAGCTTTAGTTGTCTTACTAAAATCAAGATTAAATGAGTTAAGACAGTGCCATGACGACTTAAAGAAGATAGCGTATGGTGATCAGAATTTAACTCCGTACGAGGGGATGTAATATGAGCAAATGGCTTAGTAGAATGACAAGTGAGTTTGGTGTGGTCGCCGCAGAGTTGAGTAAGACTACGCTTCCGCCAGTACCAACCCGCTCTCCATCTCTCAATTGGGCGACACAGCTTGGTGGATTTAAACCAGGCAAGATCTCAGTACTTTATGGTCCTGAGCAGGCAGGTAAAAGCTTGCTGGCCATGATGGCTATCGCTGATGAGCAGAAGAGAGACGCAGAGGCTATCTTCGTGTGGTTTGATGCTGAGTTCTCTTTTAACTTAGAACTCTTTGAGAAGATAGGTGGAGATTCTAGTAGACTTATCGTGCGCAAGTCTAACGATCCACTTAAGATATTTGACTATATCGGCGGTGAACTTCTTGAACTTCTTCAGGAAGGTGCTCCTATCAGGGGGCTGGTTATCGATTCGATCAAGTCTATCAGGTATCCAAAAGAAGCCAACATGAAACAGACCACAGATCAGAAGATGGGTGGTACTGGAGCTAGCTATCTTCCAACGGCTCTTAAGCTCATAATTCCTGTCATAGCAGAATATAATCTGTTGACCTTCTTCATCCAGCAGGTTACGATGGAAATTGACCCTATGAAGGCTCTTAGAAATCCATACGTCATCACTGAAGGAAAAGCCTTGAAGCACGCTGCAGATCTCATGCTTGAGATTGTTAAGCTCGACACAAAGAATGGAATTATTGAGTCTGGTGAGACTATTACCGGTGCTGCGCAGCAGACTGGTCATAAGGTCCGCGTGAAGGTGAAGAAGAATCGTCTCGGTATTCCCGCTCGTATGGCTCAGTTTACGTACCATTATGATCACGGTATCATTGATACCGGTGGAGAGATTTTTGAACTAGCTAAGAGTCTAGGAGTTATCTTTCATCCAGTTAGTGCAACAACCGGTAAAGAGAACACCATGATGTGGGCATTTGGTAACTATGATCCTATCAAGGGCGAAGACAATATGAAGCAGTTTGTCGTGAACTCAAAGAAGGTTCAAGACGAGATCATGAAAGCTTGCTACAACTTCAAGGATCCTTTGGTTCAACTTGATGCTAGCGGTACGGTTATTGATGATAACAGTATGGTTGATCTAGATAAGGAGGAATAATTAATACGTTAGGTAGGCCTTTGGCTCTTATTACTGGAGCATCACGTGGAATTGGTGCCGCCATTGCTTGTCGTCTAGCGAGAGATGGATTTCATGTAATACTTAACTACTCCTCTAATGAAGTCAAGGCTAGAGAAATTCAAGCTAAAATTCAATCGGAGGGGGGTAAGGCAGAGCTTTGCCAGTTCGACGTTTCTAATTCAACTCAAGTAGACGAAAAGTTTGATTGGATTGCGAATAACTTAGGAAGAGTTAGTGTTCTTGTTAATAATGCAGGAATAACTATTGATGGACTTCTTGCCAGATTGAAAGACGAAGATTTAGAGAAAACCCTATCTGTTGATTTAAAAGGTGCGATCTATTGTACTCGTGCAGCCAGTAAACACATGATGCATGAGAAAAAGGGAAGCATTATTCAGATTTCGTCAGTTGTTGGAGAATCTGGAAGCATTGGTCAAAGCGCATATGCGGCTGCTAAGTCTGGACTTGTTGGTTTTTCAAAGAGTGTAGCTAAGGAGTTAGCGAGTCGACAGATTAGAGTTAATGTGGTAGCACCTGGTTTTATTATTACCGATATGACAGACAGTTTAACGAGTACTCGGAGAGAAGCCATTTTGAGAACTATACCACTCGGTTATCCTGGTACTCCAGAAGATGTCGCCTCTTTAGTTTCGTTTTTGGCTTCTTTAGATAGTCGTTACATAACTGGTCAAGTTATTGGTATAAACGGTGGAACATACATGTGATTTACTTTACATCAGATCCACACTTTTGGCATGCCAACATCATTAAGTACTCTAAGAGACCATTTGCATCTGTAGAGGAGATGAATGAAGCACTTATCAAAGCCTGGAATGAGAGCGTTAAACCGGAAGACGTGGTTTATTGCTTGGGAGATTTTGCTATGGCCTTCCGGCCCATTGAAGCCTATTCCCAGAGACTTAATGGGACTAAGTTCTTGGTTCCTGGAAACCATGATTTCTGTCACTCCTATCACAAAAAGTCCCGCAACCCAGAAAACCGCAAGATGTGGATCGAGAAGTATGAGGCTTGGGGATGGAAAGTGTTGCCTGAGCAAACGACGCTAGATATACCTGGCGTTGCTATAGTGAACATGTGTCATCATCCCTACGTCCTTATAGGTCCAGGTGATGACAAGTATGAGAAGTGGCGACCTAAAGACGACGGTAGGTGGCTCCTCTGCGGCCACGTACACGAGAAGTGGAAGGTGGTAGGTAGAATGATCAATGTTGGCGTAGACCAATGGGATTATAAGCCTGTAGCCATTACGGAGATAGAGAAAATCATATGCTCATCAACTACTTCTTAGCAGATGGCCAAGAAATCAAGTATGAAACAAAATTTGATTGGGTCACCATGGAAGATGTTGATCAACTTGCTCTAAAATACGCCGAACTTAGACCTAACGACTTGCCAGAATCAGTCTTTATAAACATTAGACTATTATCGGAATTTTCTAAGATGATGGGAGTAGGTCATTTCATCGGTCCTTATACGCCTGGACCAATGATTGTTAGCTTTATGACTTCTGTAGGACCACTTAAGGTAATACCTAAACCTTACGCTTGTGACCAATGCTTACTTCTTGTCGGCAAGGATGAAGATTTTGATAGATATGATTTAGATAAGGTGTTTGAAGAAGTTGTCCTCAAGGACTGCGAGCGTGAGTAATGCGAAAGATATGTAGTAAGTGTGGAAAAAATAGACAACTTAAATGCTTTAATAAGGCTGCTTGGTGCGCCAAAGGAAGACGCCCTGAATGTAAGACGTGTGAGAATAACATAAGCACTATTCGCCAAGTTAAGAGGAATAAGAAGTTTCCAGATAGGAGACGATCCGTTGTTTTGAAGAACAAATATGGAATTACCTTTGACCAATATAGTGTCTTATTGGGTGCTCAAGGAAACGCTTGCAAGATATGCGGATCTTTTAGTCCTGGTGCTTCTAAGAAATATTTCAGCATAGATCACGACCACCAGACTGGTAAAATACGTGGAATTTTGTGTCATGGTTGCAATGCCGGTCTTGGCATGTTTAAGGAAGATACTAAATCGCTCAGACAAGCAGCAATTTATTTAGAGGCAAACATTTAATGGCACGTGTTTTGTTTGTGGGCGATCCACATCTAAAGATCAATAGGTTTGATCTTGCTACTGGCTTTCTAACTTGGCTTAATAAGCTTATAGCTGAACAGAAACCAGATCTTGTTGTCAATCTTGGGGATACATTCGATACGCACGCTGTGTTGCGATCAGAAGTTCTCAATGAGTTTATGAAGCATGTTGATCACGTGCTGGCGTTAAATATCCCGTATGTGTATCTGTTGGGCAATCACGACATGTACAAACCTAACGATCCTAAGTATCATGCTATGTTGCCATTCAAGGGGAAGATAGCCAATTTTCACGTGATAGATAAAACTACCGATCTGTTCGATATGACATTCGTGCCGTACCAGTATTACGGGGCAAATTTTCCCACGAAAACACTACCAATCGTGGTAGCACACCAAACCTTTATAGGAGCAGACTATGGGCCTATCCGCACAACAGAGGGTGTCGATCCGCGATGCCTTAGCTTTTGCGAACTTGTCATATCAGGGCACATTCACACCAGACAACGCTTGGTGGGTTCACAGGGAGGACCTGAAGTATTATATGTCGGTTCTCCATTTAGTCAGTCTGCTTCAGACATTAACCAAATCAAAGGAATCACCCTGCTTGATATGGCTACGTACGCAGAGACCTTTATTGCAACTCCGCTACCAACGTGGAGGAGACTTCATGTCTTGGTATCTCAGCACACGACTCTCGAAGTAGTTCACGCCATGGTACAACAAGACATATCTGGTAGCAAGGATCATTGGGTTCTTGAACTAGAAGGTCCTCAAGCAGAAATAGTTGGATACTTAGGATCTAAGCAGTACATTGAAGCGATCAATGGAGTTGATGTAAAGGTTAAAACGAAATTTACCGATAAAGAGAAAAGGAAGGTCTCGATCGAAGCGAAGTCGATGGAGCATATCATATCAGAATATGTAGTTAAAGTATATGCTGGTTCCATAGATAAAGATGAGCTCGCGAAGTGCGCTAAAGTTATTCTTAGCGAGTCTAGACTTGATGAATGAGAGTTGTCCACCTGGTATAATAGACGTATGGTGGATAGCACCAAGGAGAGAAAGTGGATATAGAGAAGTTAACTGAATTCGTAGATCAGCAAAGATGGTTGATGAACAACGGTCTTGTGCCAGATTCTGTGAAAAATCAGCTCTTCTTCTACGGTTCCATTGTCCATCCTGAGGTTCAAGCCGTAGAGGTAAAGATACGTCCTGAGGATAAATTTGTTGACTATACAGTATATCTCAACAATGACCTCATTAAGAGGATAAATAAGTATCACAAGCTATCCACTGCCACGTCGTTATTTGGCATGTGGAGGTTCAAGCGCTTCTTAAAAAAAGAAGGTAGCTTAGATTTTCAAAGTATGCTGGGTGCGTTCGTTAGGGACTTCTGTGGACCAGGTTGGTCTACGAAGGTGACCGTATCGGACTTCGATGTGTATGTAGATAGCATTGGAGTCGAAAGTGAGCCCGACGGATCAAGTCAGCAACCTAATAAATTGCCTGACTAATGACGAAGACCAGCGTCAAGACTTATGGGTGCACTATCTAAGTGGTCACTCTCCCTCGACATTTGCTTCCTATCTAAAGAAAGTTAATGAAGAATTCTCAGTTGAGACTGACATACAGGAACACGTGTGGCACGTCCTCAATAATCCGCCGTCTGATAAGTTTAACGCCCTATTAAGTTATTTTAGTGAGATAGAACAATCAGTAGTGTGCCTACTAGCCTTAGGACTAACGGTAAGTCAGATTTCGCAATACAAAGGTATCAGTGAGGTACGTATCAGGCAAGTAATAGAGATTGTAAGGTATAATGAGGTGTGGACTACACTTTATGGTATTAACCCAGAAACAACAAAAAGCAAGAGAGTGGTACGCAAAAAATAAGAAGCGACACTTAGCAAAATGTCAGGCATATAAGACGGCCAATAAGGAAAAAATATCTCAACTTAAGACAGATTGGGTTGAACTTAATAGAGACAAATATAATGAATATTTTGTTCAAAGAAGAAAAAGAGATATAAACTTTAAATTAGCTCATTATTTAAGAAAAACCATCAATCGTTGTTTACATGGTGGTTCTGCCGTAAATGATTTAGGTTGCTCTATAGATGAATTTAAGATCTATATTGAATCTAAATTTACAACCGACATGTCTTGGGATAATTACGGCAAATGGCATATAGATCACATAAAACCATTATCGTTGTTCCAACTGTCGGATTTTGAGCAATTAAAAATTGCTTGTCACTATACTAATTTGCAACCATTGTGGGCTAAAGATAATTTAATAAAAGGGGCAAAGTATGGCTCTTAAGAAACGACTAACAGAGGAAGAGCGATACGGATTAAGTGAAGAGGAAGTAAAACTAGCTGAGAAGTTTCTTAGAAAGTATAAGACTGCTGGCGCACTTAAAGAACTTGAAGCTGCTAAGTTATTCGAACTCTATCTCTTAGGCGAGTCCCTCTCAAAGATTGCCCAACAATTTCCTCAATACCAACTGGGACAAATTGCCCTTACAGCCTCTCTACGTGGTTGGGCACACGATCGCGACAAGATGATGCATACGCTGCAGGATCGAGTTCGTGCTAAGGTTGTTAAGTCAGTGCTTGAACAAGTCGACTTCCTTACGGCAATGATGTCTGTTACGAACGCAGAGCATCTTGAGGTCATGATTAAGTACTGTCAAGATCCGATTAACAACCCAAAACCTTCTATGCGCGTTACTAACATTAAAGAATACAAAGACGTAGCTGAAACTCTATATAAGATTGTTTCTGGGGCAACACCAAATGGAAGTAAGGACAAGAGATCCCCAATGTTTGAAGCCCTATCTCCTCCTTCACAGTTTAAAAAAGAAGAGGAAAAACCTGAAGAAGCGGACGCGGGAACGTTGCTTGCACAGGTAGTAAGTGACAATGAGCAAGCCGGCAACTAAACTAACATTTGAGCAGCAGAAGAAGCTGCTCCTAACACCCTGTAAAAACAGGTTAGAAGTAAAGAACTGGATCAAGTATCATCTAGGTCTTGAACTTCCAGACGTCACTGTTTCTAGATTCTCAGACACTAATCCATTAGACGTAATCTGGGAAGTGTACAGAATCTGCGTCCTTAGACAGAACCCTGACAACATACAAGAGCTTTTATTTGTTGCCGGTCGAGGTTCTGGTAAGACACTTGGCATGGCTATAGTAGAACTTATGGTTCTAATGCACGACAAGCGCGGTGTTGTGCACGTGGGTGCTATTCAGAATCAAGCTGATAGATGTTACGCGTATCAGAAGAATTTTCTATATAATCGCAAGTTGAAGCCTATAGTTACCCCATCTGATCTTCCTGAAGACGAACGTATCCTCGAGAAAGCTAATATGTCTAAGTCTATCTTCAACATAGACCATGAGAAGATTACGTTAGAAGTTTTACCTTGTACTTTAAAGGCTGTTAACGGTCCGCACGAGCCTCTAGTGGTCGTCGACGAGATTGACACGGTTTCTGGTGAAGGTATCAGGGCATTTAAAGATATAGCAGGAATGCTAGACTCAAAGGGCGGTAAGAAGGCTCTTAGGGTTGGTATCTCTACGCGTAAGTCGCGTTACGGTTTGATGAATTCTAAAATTGAATCCATTGAAGCCGACCCTGATAAGACCCGAGCTGTCCGTAGATGGACCGCATTTGAGTTCACGGAGAAGTGTCCTGATAGTAGATCTGGTACTGTTCCAGTTGATCTTTGGGTCAATCAAGACAAGATGGAAGTTCTTACAGAAGAACAGTTTGCCAAGAAGGATAAGAGTAAGCAAAAAGAATATCAATCTTATAAGGGATTTGAAGGATGCGTTAAGTGTCCACTGTTTGCTATATGTTTAACAGATGCAAAGAAGCAAACATCCACTTCGCCAATGTTAAAGACTCTAGACGAGATGGTGCAGAAGGTTCGCGCTGAGGGTGCAGACTGGGCTTTGGCTCAGCTCATGAATCTTAAGCCGTCAGTTGAAGGCATCATATTCAGGGAGTTCGACGAAAAAGTTCACATTAAGAGTTGGAACGAGATGTGGAAGATCCTAGTCGGCAAAGAGTTTCCAGGTGAGTGTACGCACGACCTATTCGTTAAGAAGTGCCACGAGATGAAGATACCTTGTTATGCCGGTATCGACTGGGGTTTCTCGGCGCCAAATACCGTAGTATTCTTCTTTGTAGACAATAGAGACAACATCTATGTCGTCAAATGTGATGGTATGACCTTTATCAGTCAACCAACTTGGATACATCACATAAAGACTAAGTATCACACCATGTATCGATGTCAACTATATGTTCCTGATGCCGCTGACCAAGGTGCTATTCAGGAGATGCAGAAGGCTGGCATGCCAGTTGCTAATCAACCCGACAAGGGAGCCGTCAATACCGGCATCCAGGTTGTCAAGAAGTTTCTTAAGACCCCTGGCTCAACCGAGCCAAAGATGTTCTTAGCTAGAGATTACTGTACTCCCTTAGTGAGAGAGTTCGGTCTATACCATTATAAGGTTGATGCTGCTGGTCTTATCACAGACGATCCCGATACTGAGCACGACCACTGGATTGATGCCATCAGATACCCCATGACGTTGCTATTCGGCAAGTCTCAGATCATCCTCGGCGGCGGTTTAGCTGATCAGGCTGCTGGATTAACAGATGCGCAAGGTAATTTCCACAGGATGCCAACTCCAATGGAATATGCCCTTAGCCAGGGCATAAAGATGAACGACCAAGAGCCAGACAGATCTAAGTTGGGTAAGATAGGGAAGGCATCAGACCTTGATGACCCCAACAACGATGATGACTCAACTGGTGGAGCTGGTGGCTTCATATGGAGCATCTAGGATGCTTTTAGGTTACTAGAAGGTATAATTACTAAATGGCGTGGTACGATAATTGGCTTAAGAAAAGTATTCAAGGCGATATTCAAGAGCTTTTGAAGGCTGACGGTGTTTCTGCGCCTACCTCTGCGCCCACTGCCTCTGAGAATGTCAACGGTGATAAGTTACCCGATGTTCCTGAAGATCATGATGCTAGCAAGCAGATAGGTCGCAAGGCGTTCGTTGACGATCCATATTTTGATCTAATCGGTAGTCAAGTAAACTACAAATTTAAGCTTACGCGCATCTCCAATAAAACCTTGAAAGAGGTCTCTGTAAGAGATTGGCTCATTTCTGCCATCATCCAATGCCGCGTTGACACGTTGTTGAGGTTCTCTAGAATTGAGCACCGTCGCCATGAGATGGGTTTTAGAGTCATCAAGAAAAATAATGAGGCTCACTACACGGATGCTGAGAAGGAAGAGATAGCAGCAATAGAGGATTTTCTATACAATTGCGGTCGCAAGGAAGGTACTCCTCAGGACGACAAGAAGCTATTCGGTGAGTTCTTAAAACTTGTTGGTCGTGATGCCCTAACGTTCGGACACGTAGCGATTGAAAAGGTAAAGACGAGAGCCGGCGGACTGCATAGGTTTAGACCTCTACCTGCTGAGTCAATGTATCTTGTTAATAAGGCTCTATCTAAGGAGCAAGTTAACTCTAATGCGATGAAGAGCTATCAACTCACAAAGCCAAAGAGCAATAACGATCCTAAGGCAGATCAAGAAGTTAATGAAGTAAACAACGACTACATTAAGTATGTTCAAGTCTCCTACGATAATAGGCCATTAGCAACGTTTGGCGATGAGGACTGCATATTCAAGTTGTTTAATCCGCAGAATTTTGCTGACTCGATGGGCTATTGCTACTCTCCTTTAGAGCTAGCTATCATCAATATTACGAATCATTTAAACGTTGAAAACTACAACGCCAACTTTTTCACGCATGGTTATGCTGCCCGCGGTGTTTTACACCTTAAGGGAACAGTGACGCAGCAGCAGCTAGCTAATTTCCGCAGAACCTTTTATAACAGCATCACCGGTCATCAAAACGCTTGGAGAACACCGATCGTTGCAGGTTTAGAAGAAGTTCAGTGGGTTCCAATGTCGGCTAACGCCCGCGAGATGGAATACCTTAACTACAACAACCACCTCATGCGCATCCTTTGCAGTCAGTTCCAGATCGATCCGATGGAACTTGGACTCGACTATCTCATTTCTCCTACCGGTCGTGCTCCTATGCAGCAAGCTAGTAATGAGTATAAGATCACGTATTCTCGTGAGCGCGGCCTCGTTCCGCTTCTCATGTTTATCGAAGATCTTATCAACTGCGATGTTTTGCCAGCTATTGATAAGGGTCTAGCAGAGAAGTATAAGTTTGTTTTCACTGGCATGACCGAAGATACTCCGCAAACTGAGATTGCTCAGATGCAGGCAGAGATGACTGTCTGGAAGACGATGAACGATCTTCTCCAGCAGGCACAGAAGGATAAGATTAATGAGAAGGCTGCTGACCTTCCGCTTAACCAAGCATTCTGGGCACTAGTCGAAAAGAACTACACCAGGGGTGAGATTCGCGAGTTGTTCTTGGGCGATAAGGGTGCTTCGGCCCGCAGAGAGTTACAGTATATCCCAGGTGATCAAGCATTCTTAGCATGGCAGCAACTACTTCTTACTATCGACAACGTGAAGAAGCAAGAAGCTCAGATGGCATCTCAACAAGATCAAGCTACACAAGAAGCTCAGATGAAGATGGCTCAAGAACAGCAAAAGCATGAGCACGCTGAAGCTGCTCATGGCCGCGACAAGGAAAAGCACAATCTGTCTATGGAAGAGATTAAAGCAAAGGCGGCTTCTGACGCTGTGCAGCACGGACTTAAGGCATCGGCTAAGCAATTTGGCGCTAGCAAGGCTACAAATGTTGGTGGTACTGTAGTGGCCAATCCGATGAACAAGTCGGAAGATGAATGAGCTATACGTAAGAGTAGATAACGGAGACGTTGTTACTAAAGAGCGCAGACACGCAGTCATGATGCTCACTAAGATACTTTTTAGACTTGATATCATTGACGAAGAGCAAGCTTTAAAGATTGCAACCAAGTTTCAAATACTATTTGTATAATCGTTCTGATTATGGCATTAATAATTTTAGAAGGCCTTGATAGGACTGGTAAGAGCTCTGTTGCTCAGATGTTTGAGAACAAGGGTTTTGAAATCATTCACATGTCTGCTCCCGACAAAGCCATGAGTCAACCTGGCTATGTTGGACCAAGTTACCTGGACCAGATGGTTGAGCTGCTTACTAGCATCTCTGGGCGAGACGTGGTTCTCGATCGTTCTCACTATGGAGAACTCATCTGGCCGCAGGTTTATGGAAGAAAGCCTCTTCTTTCTGACGAGGATATGGAGATCTTGCAAGAGATTGAAGCCACTATGGACACATCTCGTATCCTGATGCACGACACAAACAGTGAAGCGCATTGGCAGAGATGTGTCGATAACAAGGAGCCTCTCACTAAAGTGCAGTTTGTTAAGGCTAGATCGCTGTACTCTAGCATGGCAGACAAGTATGGGTTTGAGAGAAAAACCTTAAAGGACTTTCCAGATGCAGTACAACCGTTACCGGTTAACGCGACCAGTGCACTCGCAGATAATCCACAACGTGCCGACGCGAAGACTGATAATTCTGTTGATAAAACTCAAGGTGATTCTGCCAGTCAAGCTTTAAATAAGACTAAAGAACAACTCAAACTTGAGCGAGCGAATATCATTAATGAGGTCTTATCTAAACGCATCATTAAGGGTAAGGGACCATCGTATGACGAGGTCGAGCGAAGTGTTAGGCACTTCTTGAATACGGAACTGGGTAAAATTCTTGGAACGGCATCTCAAGCGCCCGGATTTTCCAATGAAGAAGTAGATTTGTTGAAATTTTTCTGTAAAAGACTCAAAGACAAGGAGAGCGAATGACGAACGGTTTTAGAACACCCCCAAAGGCAGGTCGTAAAGAGAGACTTCGTAATATGGATGCGGAGGTGCAAAACTTAGCGATGGCATCGCGCATCACGCAGATGATGACGCAGCAGCTCATGCAGAACATGAAGGGCATGCACGACGATATTAGTAGGGCTCTTGGCATTATCAACGAGTTGCAGTATAAGATTCTGGCCATTCAAAAAGCGTCTGGTTTGGATCTGAATAAGCTTAACGACCTTGCAAACGAGCAGCGCCTTAAGGATTTTAACGAGGCTTCTGATAAAGAAGACATTGCTGCAAAGTTTACTGTCGGCACGGTAGTAGACGAGTCAAGTACTGTTATTCTTACCTCTGAAACTCTTACGGGTGCCGGCATATTCCGTTCAAGAATCAAGCTTGCTGAGTGTGGCGTTCCAGATCTTATAAAAGCCTTCATGGGCCGTGAGGTTGGAGTTAAGGCAATTGTGAAGCTTAATGAGGTGGATCATGAAGTTGAGTTGCTCGGAATTAGACAACCAGCTCCCGTTGATAACCAAGACGCAGTGGCTGAGCAGAATGCGTCTGCTGCAGCTCTTACTGAAGCTGCGAGTCCTGAGGTAGTAGGCAACGCTTAATGTCCGATCAAGATGACAAGATGGATAAGAGGTGTCCTCGCGCCCTCGAGTGCCACCCTACGGGATGGTGCCCTCTTGCCGTAATGCGTCTTAGGGCAATAAGAACGGCCGGCAAAGAACTTACTGAGGAAGAGGAATCTAAACTTCCTGGTTGTCCTTGGGCGGTAAATCATCAGCTTGCTAACTACTGTTTTTTTAAGTACATCCAAGATTATACGGGAGATAAGCCGCCTTCAGACGTAGAAGTAGCTTCTTTAAACTGTATTTCTGTTGACGCAGTAAAGAAGACCGAAAAAACGGCCTTAAATAAAATCAGAGATACAGAGGAATTTAGCTCGTTAAAAGAAGCTATGGAAGGTGAAAGCGTAGTTGGAGAAGCACACAGCGATGACGACTACAAAATTTACAGATAAGCAGAGACGAGCTTATTACGATCTTTTAGACTTACTTCATAAGTTGGGTATTAAGACGCGCCCCATACCAAGGTATGAGGTGCTAGATGCCTACTTTAAGAAGGCTAAACTCCCAAAATCATAGTTAGTCCCCTGGTATAATCTAAGGTGGTATGGCCAAGAAACCACTCGAGATTGATGCGTGCGCAGGGTCCCAACTTAGGGATACCCAAGGGGAAATGCTTTCCGTAGAGGGGGCCGATATTGCCGAGCTGCAAGCTGGCAAGGGTCGCTGGAACGACAATCACGGCAAGGGTTTCTTTAATTCTGTAGGCCGAATAACTCATGCTAAGAAGATATTCAAGGCTGAAGACTGCGACGATGACCGTCAGAAGTACTATTGGGAAAAGGTTAAAGCTCCTTATATATATGTTAAGGGTTATCTTTACGACGACGAAGATCATCCAAACGCTAAAGCTGCTGCCGCTATCTTAAGAAACGTTCACAAGGCTGACTGCCCATTGAAGCTTAAGGCTTCTGTTGAAGGTGGCGTTGTCTCGCGCGGCATCTCAGATTCCTCGCTACTAGCAAGAACAAAAATTCATTCTGTGGCACTAACGTTTACTCCAGCAAACGTTTCTACGCTTGTAGAGCCGTTAAATCTTGATAAATCTCAGTTTGATGAAGTTGCCGACATGGAACTCATTAAGTCTGTTATGCATCTTGTCGAAACTGATGTACCTTCTTTCCGTCATATAGCTCGTGATGCTTCTGCCTCTAAGGTAAGAGCGAACATTGAGAAGATAGCAGAACTGATGAAGAATGGTGGCGCTGAAATAGATATTCCAACAAAGCAAGACATATTGCAATATGCGCTAGAGGCTAAGATACAGGACAACGTTGCGAAGATTCATGACATCATCGAAGAGATGAAAAGTGAAGAGATAGAGAAAGGTCTGAAAGAAGCTATGCTAGGCGCAGCAATGTCTGGTGCGGCTGCTTTATCGCCGCAAGCTGCAAACGCTCCAACGATGACACCTACACCCGCGCCCCAACATAAAGTAGATCTTTCTAAGATGCCGCAAGAGCATCAAGATGCGTACAAACAGTTTGCCAAGAAGAATCCACTTTTAGGAGCCATAGGTCAAGTGGAATCAAGTGGTGGTCAAAATTATGCGCATCCACTTGTCAATGACGTCAACAGTATGCATCATGGTCATGTGGCAGGCGGCATGTTTGGCATGATGCCAAATGCTGCCCGGTACATACTTCGTAATGATTCAAAACTAGCTTCTAAGTATCCTAAATTAGCCGAAGCATCTAAGGATGTAGGTAAGAATCATAAGACCCTTACTGACACGTTTAACTCTGATCCTCAAGTGGCATTTGACTTTGCTAATGCACTTCTAAAGAGAAATAAAAGCAAAACTAAAGACATGAACATGTTAATTCATTCGTGGAATCATGGACTTAAGGGCACTTGGAACCGTTACAAAAACGAGGGAGCAGACGCTATTAAGGGTGCTGACTATGTTAAGAAGGTAGCACAAGCCTATCATAGGTTAAAACCACAGACAAGAAAGCCTGCCAAGAATCTTAAGAAGGCTCTTATGGCTGGTTACGGCAGTTCTGGTGTTCCTACTAGTAATACTGGTGGTGGAGTTTTACAGGTAGAATCGCTAGATGATGGTAGAGGTAAGTTAAGGTACATAACCTGCGATGATTGTGGTAAAGAACAGGTCTATTCTAAGTATCAAGTAAAGTGTCGTGAGTGCAATAAGTCCTTCCCTATGGAGAAATTACACAAGTTGTTTTTAGGTGCTATAGCTACATAGGGTAGCTAATGGGTATATATGGCGTGTTCAGGTAACAGGCTGTGGTATACTAAGTATTATCAAGTTTTAACTTTCGAAAGTTAAGGAGAACGAAATGGCAAACTCAGTATCAATCCTAGCGAAAATCGCTCGTAACGCCGAACAGATCGGACTTACGGTGGTGTCGCAGACAGCTTCAGAAGTTGTTATCGACAATGCGTCAAACGATCTTCATATCAGTTATGTTGCGGCTTCGATCGCTTCTCCTCAAGGCGGAGTTGATCCAAGCGTTTCTCCATTCCTTGGAATCGGAATTGGAAACCCTGGACAGATCAAGATGAAGTCTTCTAGCACGGCTAATGACAATATGACTGACATTGTTGACAGCCAGATTGCTGCTCAAGTTTTAGCGTTACTCGCGGGCTTTGCAAATGACCTCGTTTTGGAAAATTCTGATGCGTCGTTTTCAGTTCGCCTACGTGGAACTGTTGACATGTTGGGTATGGGTCAGTAATCGGTCTTAATGATTAACGAGGAGTTAACATGAAAGAGGAACTAAAGAAAAGCCTCACAGACCTGATCGACGAGACACTACTCGAGCTTGAAGAGCTTAAGAAGTCCCGCTTCGGCGCTGCTGAGATTGAAATCAAGGGTCCTGGCGAAGGAATCGCAGGCAAGCCTTCTAATGGAGATCTTCATGCTAAGGCTGAAGACGACAAGAAGAAGGAAGAAGACGACAAGAAAAAGAAAGAAAAGGACGAAGCTGAAAAAGCTGAGGGCCAGAATCGTCAAGCAGACCCAAATGGTGGACATCACCAGGTAGATAAGGCTGAAGCTGAAAAAGCTGAGGGCCAGAATCGTCAAGCTGATCCTAACGGCGGACATCACCAGATGGACAAGGCTGAAGACAAGGATAAGAAGGACGACAAGAAGGATAAGAAAGAACCTCACGAAGATCCTGAGCACGAAGACAAAGAAAAGAAGATGGCTCAGAAGATGCTTGATATGCATAAGGGTGAAATGAAGAAGTCTCAGGAAGAAGCTGAGGCCCTCATGAAGAGTTATGTTGATGAGAAGGTAAAGCCTCTCGAAGACAAGCTCTCAACCATCCTAGGTCTAGTGAATAAGATCGCTGAACAACCTGTTCCAGCTAAGGGCGTTCCTGCCAATGCTGTTCCTCTCCGCAAGAGCGCTGAGGAAGGTACAGAGTCTTTATCCAAGGGTGACGTTGCTTCCAAACTATTCGAATTGAAGAAGTCTGGAACCAAAGTTGATTCCTTAGATATTACTAAGGCTGAAATGGGACAGGATCTTCAAAAGATCGCTGAGAAATATAAGATTTCGTAATCAAAGGAGAGAACGAAGATGAACGACGCAGTTAATCAAATTTTGCAGGGCCTAGATCAAGGTCTCGTGTCCGCATCGGACATTGAGTCTCTTAATAAGGCAATTACCGCTGGATACGGCGGGGCTGGTAAGCCTACTGACCTCACCTACGGTGGTGTCCTTCAGGCTGAATCTCTCGAGGCTACTCTCAAGTCGATCACGTTCGACATGAAGAACCTCAAGTTCTGGCCAGCTGTCAGCGTGGATAAGGCCTATAACTTGTTCGAACAATACAATCGTTTGATCAGTTATGGTTCTGATTCAGCGCCATACATCGGCGAAGGTGGAGCTCCTCAAGAGGAAGATTCGACCTACGTACGTGACGGTCAAAAGATCGTGTTCTTCGGAACTCGTCGTAGGGTATCTCACCAGATGACGCTCGTTCGTGTTACTGTTGGTGACATTGTTGCTCAACAGGCAAAAGAAGGAACGATGCATCTCCTTAAGAACGTTGAGCGCGAACTCTATTGGGGACATGCTCACTTCATGAATCAGGTAACTGGTAGGGAAACAGGCTCTGACGCTGACCTTCCAGCAAACAGCATCGCGATGAGCGGTCTGTTGAAGCAACTCCAGAAGGGCGACACGGATGCACAGATGCAGGCCGGTGACTTCTTGGGTTACGGTGACTCTAGCTCGATCATGACCGATCTTGCTGGTCAAGTAATGGCTCAGGACGATATCGAACGTCTAGCAGTCGTTGCTCTCGAAAACTTCGGTGCTCCGGACCAGTTGCATATCGAACCAGCTGCCTTGTCAGCCTTCGTTAAGCAGTTCTATCCTCAGTTCCGTTCAGCTCCAGGTCTTGCTAACCAAACCGTTGGTTACGACGTGTCAAAGGTTCAAACGACCGCTGGCGCGATCGACTTGAAGCCAAACCTCTTCCTACGTCCACGCAGCGGAGTTCGCTCCCTTGCTGTGAACGCACAGGCTCCAGCGTCAACGTTCACTGCAACTGCAACCTCCCTTGGTTCAGGCAGCGGATTCGTTGCTGGCACCTACCAGGTGAAGGTAACAGCTGTTAACGATGCCGGTGAATCTTCACCTATCGCATCAGCTCCATGTGTACTCGGTGCTCCTAGCAACATCACTGTTGCTATCGGCTCTGTGCCAGCCGGCGTTAAGTACTTTAAGTTCTACGTCTCCGCTCCTGGCGGCGCTGCTGGAACTGAGAAGTTCGCTGGTAACTGGGCAAATGTTGGATCCGCTAGCTATGTTTCTGCTAACGTCCAGCTCCCAGGTCTTGGCGAAGCATTCTTGCTCGATATGAGTGCAGAATGTATGCGATTCAAGCAACTTGCTCCTCTAAGCAAGATTAACTTCGCTATCGTGACTACCGCTCTGGAATTCGCGATCGTGATGTACGGAGCGCTGTTCGTCTATACGCCTCGCTTCAACTGCTTGTTCCGTAACATCGGAAAATAAGCTTCCATCCAACGCACTAAAAGCGTAGTTTAAAGGGCTGCAAATCTTTGGATTTGTGGCCCTTTCACTTTTCAGGTATAATATCCCTTATGACCAAGTCTGAAAAAGCGCAGTTTGATTCCATGGTTCGTAGAATTGCTCACGACATTAGGCGTAAATTTGCCACCTTAAGTGATAAATCAGGGACGAATTATGTGATGGTTCCGCTGCAAGATGTGCTATCAGAGATTAATACTTTCACTAACTCCATAAAGAGCAAGAAATAACGACTTATGACTAATGAAGAGATTCTTGATAAGCAGGTTGAAGCCTTAGAGAAACTTATTCAGCTTAAGCAGGCTGTTATCGAAGAGCTTGAGAACAAGATCTCTAAGATGGAACTCGAAAGATTAACTATCCCTTATCCTCATCAGATAAATATTCCATGGATAGGTGGTGGCGTGGGTGGTGCGGGTGGCGCAGGATACACGAACACATGCCCTGACGGATTACATCATCAATACCCATCGATGTGGGGTGGAACTACTCCACCATCGTGTTCGAGATGCGGTCAGTCACAACCCCAATATGGTTCTGGATGGACTACTGTTTCTAGTACTACGCCCATTGACGCTACCGACCCGAACAACGTGGTCACTCTCACGACTGCCGTAAAGAAATAATACGTATAATACTTTCATGAAGAAAGCAGTGTATATCTGTTTCGAGGGATCTGAAGGTGTAGGTAAAACTACACAAACTCAGAAGTTGGTAGATTGGCTACGAGCGAAGGGTTACAGAGTCTTACAGACAAAAGAACCCGGAACTTCACATTTACCTATTACAATGCAGCTCAGGGGCTTAATGCTAGATAAGCAATATGATGCCCAACTCACTCCTACCGCAAGAGAATTTATTAGTCAAGCCATAAGATCCATTCATATGGAGCATCTCATCCTTCCTGCGCTGTACGAATATGATTACATCGTGCAAGACAGAGGTATCCTGTCAGGTTTGGCCTACGGTACGGCGTGTGGCAATGATAGGGGTTGGCTGTGGGAGATGGCTGAACAGGTCATACCTATCGATGGCCTTACACAAGAACCTATTGAATATGACAGTATAATCTATCTTAAGGGAGACACCTTTTCTGGCCTTAAGAAAGCGCTTCAAGCAAAGCAAGAATTCGCCGCTGGCGATGCCATGGAAGCAAAAGGTAACTCCTTCCTGCAAACTGCCTCGTCTAACATGGACGAGATGTCACACGCGTTCAATACAAAAATCATCAATGTTGATGGTAAGGGCATCGAAGAGGTGTTCCAAGAAATATTGCACACGCTTAACATTGAGGATCTTATAGATGTCAAGAAGTAAAAATTTGGTCTTAAAAAGACCTAAGGTTCTCATATTCGACATAGAAACTGCTCCCATCATTGCCCACGTTTGGGGATTATGGGAAAACAATGTCGGATTGAATCAGGTAGTTTCTGATTGGCACGTTCTAAGCTGGAGTGCAAAGTGGCTCGACGATCCTGCTACTAAGGTGATGTACGATGACCAGCGCAAAGAAAAAGATATACATAACGACCAGCGCCTTTTACAGGGGATCTGGGATCTTCTTGATGAGGCTGATATCGTCATCACGCAG